GCGCAGGCTGGTGCGCCTGTCTTTGCAGAGGCCAGTGTCCATGCGTGAGCGCCTTGCCATGGCCAGGGCTCAGAACGGCGAGCGCCGACCGCGCTGCTGCTGGTTGTCTGCGTCCACAACGACGCGGCTGCCACGCGCCTTGATCACCAGCTCGCCGGTAGCCCAGGCCAGTTCCAAACGCGAAACGGTCATGACCTGCTCGCGTCGGCCTGTCGCCGGGTTGATGTTCTCGCTGAACGCAGTGTGCGAGGAGCGGTGGAAGGGCGTGACGGCTGCGGATTGGTTGTTCATGTCTGCGATTCGGTTGAGCTGTTTTTCAGCGGTGACCGAATCGTCTTTTTTTTGCCCGGGAAAAGCACCCCTCACGTCCCCTCAGATTGAGGAGGGGCGAGGGGGTGAAAAGAAAACTGCAGAAAAATCAATAGGTTAACGCCATGAAGTCCATTTATGAAGACGAGTACGACGCGCTGGCCCAAATGATCGCCAATAGCGAAAAGTCGGCAAAGGAACTGGCCGTCTATCTGTTCCCGCACATGAAGCTGGAATCGGCGCACGCGCGCTTGCGCGCTTGCTTGAATGCTGAAAAGGACGAGCGCTTGACCTTCGGCCAGATCATCGCAGCCATGCGTTTCTGCGGCCGGTACGACCCGCTCATGTACGCCTGCGACGAGACGCTGCATGCCCGGCCTGACCGCAAGGCGCCCGAGGACCAGGCGGCGCGCATCGCCGAGTCCATCGACAGTGCCACGGCCACGCTGAACCAGGCCCTGAAGGCGCTGGCAGCCCTGCAGGCGCACAGCGGCGGGCAGGGTGTGAGGGCTGCTGGATGACGGATGGCCCAGGAAAAGGGAGCTCGAAAACGATGAGCACAGATCTACCCCAACCCATGACGCCGCCTGACTGCAACCTGCGGGGCTTGCCGTGGATGCCCCTGGAGACCGGGCGCCTGCTTGACTCCGACCTTTTTCTACTGAGCACGGGGGACGAGTTCAAGGCCGCCGTGGCCTTGTGGTGCAAGAGCTGGAACCAGATCCCTGGCGGCAGCTTGCCCAGTGATGAGCGCCTGCTCGAGGCACTGTCCGGATCTCGCAGCTGGAAGAAGGTGCGCGACATGGCCATGCGCGGCTGGGTGAAGTGCTCAGACGGCCGCCTCTATCACCCCGTGATCGCTGACTTGGCGGTCCAGGCCTGGGACGGCCGGCAGGTTCACATGGAAGGCGTGGATGCCAAGAAGTCCCGCCAGCAGCGCTGGCGAGAGCAGCTCAAGGAACTGTCCGCCCGGCTGCGAGACGCTGGCGTGACGCCTCCCGCCAATGCATCAAAGACCGAACTTGAACGTCTCATCTCACTACATGTAGACGGTCATGTAGACGCTCAACCGTCTACCAAAGCGTCTCGTGCACCGTCTACCAGAGACGCACATGAGACGGCTAATAAGGGAGAGGGACAGGGACAGGGAGAGAGACAGGGAGAGTTAATACCTCCCGTACCTAACGGTACGGCCCCTCCATCCCGCGTCTCCAGGCAAGGCGCGTCTGCAGGCGACGGAGCACGCAAACGCAGCAGCCCAGAGGCGACACGACCCGACGACGTTGAAGAACGAGTCTGGAACGCATTCCTGGCCCAACGCAAGGCCAAACGCGCCCCGCTCACCGACATCGCACTGGAGGGCATTGCTAAAGAAGCGAAGGCGGCCGGCCTTTCGCTGAACGACGCCATCGCTTACTCCTGCTCCGCTGGTTGGCAGGGGTTCAACGCCGGCTGGTACGCCAACCGGGAGGGAAGCGGCCGCGCACCGTCTGGTGGGCACGGCCAGCCCCGAAGCAATGCCGGCCGCCACAGCGGCTTCACCCATGAACACAGCGATTACTACGACCAAGGTGTCCCCGATGACGGATCAATTCCAGCATGAGCGCGATGAGCGCATTGCCGCAGCGATGCGTGAGCAAAAAGAGGCAGAGCGAAAGGACCGGCTGAGCAGCCGAATGGCGCGCAGTGGCCTGGTGGGCCGAATGCTGGAGTGCTCGTTTGCCAACTATCGCCCGTTCCATCCCGGCCAGGCGGATGTGCTGGCCGCCTGCCGCAAGTTCGCCGAGGAGAACGACTTCCGCTCAGGTGGCGGCCTGTGGCTGATCGGCCCGGTGGGCACCGGCAAGACGCACCTGGGCAGCGCCATGGTGAACCACGTCATCCAAGAGCGCGACCTGGGTGCCCGGATCTTCAGCAGCCGGCAGATCGTGCGCATGTTGCGCGCCACGTGGGGCAGCAGCGGGTTCCAGGCCAGCGCCTGGGACCGGCCGGAGACCGAGAGCGAGCTGATTGCGAGCCTCGGCAGTGATGCTCTGCTGGTCATCGATGAAGTCGGGGCCAGCATGGGCACGGACGCAGAGCGCCTGCAGCTGTTCGAGGTGATCGACAGCCGCTACGCCATGCAGCGGCCCACGGTGCTGCTGTCCAACCTGGCGATCAACGACATCAAGGCCTCGGTCGGCGAGCGCTCATTCGACCGGCTGCGTGAAGGGGCGAAGTCGCTGAAGTGCAACTGGCCCAGCCACCGCGGGGGCGCTGTCGAATGCTGATGGACGAGTTTCCACCCGACGAGCAGGACCGCGCAGAATTGCGCAGTCGTCCCACCCAACGCCGCATGCCTGCCAGCGTGGCCTCGGAAGCCGCGCTTCTGGGCGGCCTGATGCTGGACCCGGAGGCGTGGGCAGCGCTGCCTGAGCTGGACGCCATGGCGTTCTACGCGCCCATGCACCGCGAGGTGTTCCGTGCCGTCCGGGCCCTGGCCACGGCCGGCGCGCCCACCGACCCGGTGTCGGTCTTCGAGGAGCTGCGGCGCCAGGAGGCAGAGACCACGCTGCCGCAGCTGACCGAACTCGCGCAGTTCCTGCCGGGCCAGGCCAGCATGCGGCGCTACGCCGACGAGATCCTGGACCAGCACCGCCTGCGGCAGCTGATCCAGGCCGGCACGGCCATGGTGGACGCGGCCATGGAGCCGGGGGCACTGGCGGCGACCGAGATCGACAAGGCTCAGATGCTGCTGGCCCAGCTGGCCACCAGCCGGGGCCGGCGTGACCCCCGGCGCATCAGCGATTCCGTGACCGAATACCTGGTGCTGCTGCAGGAGCTGAGCGAAGGGCGCAACCCGGCCATGGCCACGGGCATTCGTGGCCTGGACAAGCTGCTGAACGGCGGCCTGCGCCGGGGCGAGCTCCTGGTGCTGGGCGCCCGGCCCAAGCACGGCAAGACCGCGCTGGCCCTTGCCATCGCCCGCCACCTGGCCCAGCGCCAGAGCGTGCTGTTCCTGAGCCAGGAAATGCCTGTGAACCAGCTGATGCACCGGCACACCGCAGCGGCTGCAGCCTTCGACCTGAGCCGCATCCTGGCCGCCGATCCCCAGGACGCAGACATGTGGCCTGCGGTGACGGCTGCTGCCCACCTGCTGGAGCGGCTGCACCTGCACCACGACGACCAGACCAGCCTCACCCTGGGCGACATCCGGCGCAAGGCCCTCAAGGTCAAGCGCGAGAGCGGCCTGGACGTGATCTTCGTGGACTTCCTGCAGCGCATGGCGGACTCCGGCGAGGGCAGCCGCAACCTCCAGCTGGATCGGGACGTGAACGGCATTAAGAACCTGGCCATGGAGCTGGACATGGTGGCTGTGGTCCTGAGCCAGATGAACCGCAAGGCCGACGAGACCTATGGCCGGCCCAACATGTCTCACCTGCGCGAGTCGGGCGCCATCGAGGCTGCAGCCGACCAGATCGCGCTGCTGTTCACGGACTGGGCGCACCCGCAGAGCAAGCGCCTGCCCGAGTTGCAGGGCTACAGCGAGCTGGAGATCGTGGCGCACCGCAATGGCCCCCAGGGCCTGGTGCCGCTGCGCTTCATGGGCCGCCACCAGCACATCACCGATTGGGAGGGGCCTCTGCCGCGCCGCATGGCCGCCGGCCCGTCCACCCCTGTTTCCAAGCACTGGCAAGACCGCCAAGAGGAGGCCAATCCATGACCACCGAAGAAACCAGCAGCACG